CCACAATCTCAGCGCCTACAGTACTAAACGCTGATAGTGGCAGCCTGCTTATGGCAGACCTACAAATCACCGTACTAACACAATGGAGTTAAAAATGGCAGATCAGCAGATAACCCCGGCAGATATTGAGGTTTTAAAAAAACTTGGTCTGCCTATACCAAACGAAACACCAACCAAAAAGAAGGATGAGGAATAATCCGTGGCAATTTATTTAGATAATCAAGTTGGCCTGAAAATTGCCACCGTTGATTTAAGCGAGTACGTAACAAGCATTACGCTAACGCAAACTTTTGATGAAGTAGAAACTACAAGTATGGGAAGCAGCGCTCACACTTTCGCAAAAGGTTTGGAAAGTTCAACACTACAAGTGGACTTCCTAAACGATTGGGCCGCTTCCAAAGTACAGGCAACATTGCAGGCTGCTTACGGTACATCCGTAACGGCTTTAATTGTGCCAGTGCGTGCGGCATCCGCTACAGTAATTAGCGCATCAAATCCGTTGTACACCGTATCAATTTTGGTAAACAACCTAACCCCAGTAGGCACAGGCGGCCCTGAGGACTTTGCACGATCCAGCATGACGTTTACATGTACATCTGCGGTTGCATACGCAACTTCAGGATCATTTAACTAAGGGGCAAACAATGGCACGGCTAAAAATCATAAGGGCTACCGGGGAAAGTATTGTAAGCATTACCCCGGTGGTTGAAGTCGCGTTTGAAAAATACGCAGGGCAAGGCTTGTACAAGCAGCTCAGGGAGCACGAGAAAAATAGTGACCTGTACTGGCTCGCACATAACGCGCTAATGCGTACCGAAGTTATCCCGCCGTTTGGTGACGATTTCTTGGCGTCGCTTATATCGGTAGAAGTAATAGAGGATGAAAGCCCAAAAGTAGGATAGATCGGGGCAGTTTTACATATTTGGTGGCATCACTAGCCATTGAATTAAAAATTAGCCCCGATCAAGTCCTGGCAATGGATGAAGTCATGTTCAAAGCAGTATTGCAAGTATTGGCAGACAGAGCAAGGGAGCGTGAAAGTGGCCGTAAACATCACAGGCGTACAAGGCACGCTTAAAGCCATGCGCAAATTTGATCCTGATTTAGCCAAACAAATGAACACACAAATCCGTGGTGCAATGATGCCTATACGCGATAAGGCCCGTGCCTTTGCACCGGGCAATAGTGAAATGCTAAGCGGTTGGACAAAAGCCAATACATCCACAGCCGCTAGAGGCCACAGATTCTTTCCTAAATATGATCAAAGCGAAACCCGCGCAGGCATTGTTTACCGTCAAGGCGCCAACAACAAGGGCGAAGTGGCAGGCGCTAAATTTACAAGGCGTTGGCAAGTTGCATATTTCATTGCTAACAATTCCCCTGGTGGTGCAATTTTTGAAACGTCAGGCCGCGTACATCCAAACGGCAGAGCTTCATCACACATTGTTGCTAGCCGTCATAGACTTGCAAAAGATAAAAAATACAGCGTATCTAGTGGCACACGCCGCGATATGAACAGCCTTAACCCAAACGCAGGCAAACAATTCTTAGAACCGCTAGGCGCTTTATACGGCAGCCGTGGCAGCATTGATCCGCGTTTTGGCAACACAGACCAGCGTGGCCGACTTATTTACCGGGCATGGGCTGAGGATCAAGGCCGTGCAGCACACGCGGTAAACCTGGCAATTAACGTAGCCGTGGCACAGTTCAACGCTACCAACACCGCTAGCGCCTACGGATTGGCCGCCTAATGCCAAATTTAGTAGTTAGTGCGGTAGCCAAATGGAACGGCACAGCTCTTAAAAAAGGCGAGCGCCAAATAACCCAGTTCCAAAAAACTACCAACCTTTTGGCCAAATCATTTGCGGCGGCTTTTGCTACGCGCAAAATTGTTCAGTTTGGCAAAGCAGCTGCACAAGCGTTTGCGGATGATGAAAAGGCCGCCAAATCGCTATCCATAGCCTTACAAAACACAGGCAATGGTTTTGCAACAATAGCCACTGAAGGCTTTATAGCCCGGATGCAGGACACGTATAAAGTCCTTGATGACGAATTAAGGCCAGCGTTTCAAACTATTTTGACCGCCACCGGATCACTTACCAAGGCACAAGAAGGTTTACAACTTGCCTTAGACGTGTCGGCTGGAACTACTAACGATTTGGCTACAGTTTCAAAGGCTTTGGCGCGTGGATATGCAGGACAAACTACAGGGTTGAGTCGGCTCAACGCAGGTTTAGACAAAGCCACACTTAAAAGCGGCGATATGGAAAAAATCCTTGCCGTTTTATCTGCACGTTTTTCAGGCCAAGCGTTAGGTTCATTAGATACCTACGCCAAAAAAATGGATGCGTTATCTGTTGCTGCTGCTAATTCAAAAGAAATTATCGGTAAAGGTTTATTGGATAGTATTTCAGCGTTAGGCAGTGCCGACGGCATTAACAAAGCCACAACCGAAATGGAAAAATTTGCCCAAAGTTCAGCGGATGCTTTATTAGGGTTAAGCACTTTATTAGGCAGGTTAAAAAATTCTGCTATTGGCAGTGCCGTAGGTGGTGCTTTTAGTAATTTTATGAATTCAGGTGTACTTGCAAAAATTGGTAAACAAGAACGTTTAAAAAATGCGCCTTACAGCAGTACATCAATGTACTTTACAGCCGAGACAGCCGAGCGTGCCAAACTGATTGCAACAATTAAAAAAGGCAATTTATTAGAAAAAGAAAAAAACAAACTTACAGCGGCTGAATTAGCCGACAAAAAAAAGCAATCCGAATTAGATTCGCTTAAAAAGAAATTTGACGTAGAACGCATTAACCTTGAAACAGCGCTAGCCAATTCTAAAGATGAGGCAGAAAAGGCACGTATTCGCAGCCTGCTTACTATTATGGATGAGGATGCCAATTCTGCTGCTAAGCGTATGGCTGAATTAGATAAAGCCAATGCTGAGCGCCTAAGAAAAGAATTAGAAGCAATAAAATCTATAAATGATCTTGCCATTGCAGCCAGTTTAGCGGCGGCAAAACTTGGTAGTTTGCCTGCAAGTGGATTTGTTTCTGGCAGTTCGCAAGTTTACCCAGGTGATTTTGGCGTTGGCGGGGCAGTAGGCGAGGAAATAAACCCTAACATTTCAAATTATCCTTCCACAGGTATGATCCCTGGCAGTTCACAAGTTTACCCAGGTGATTTTGGCGATGGCGGAGTAGCGGGCATGGCTGCGGTAAACAACATAACAATCAATACCCCATTGGGTAGCGAGGATGCGCTAACTGAAGCCGTGCAAAAAGCCGTACAACAACTTAACCGTTATGGATATAGCCAAACTTATGCAGGGGCATTACAGGTATTGCCATAATGACAGTGCCAACGCTTAACGCTTTTATTAACTTTGGAACAGGGCCAAGTTTTGCACAAGCCATGATTATTGGCCAAGGCATTATTGGTACAAACATTTTGGCAGATAACGCTGCCTTAATTGTTGATGTATCAAACCAGGTAGATGGCGTAACTACCCGGCGCGGGCGCAACGCTGAGGCTGATCAATTCCAAACTGGTACTTGCTCACTGCGCCTAGTTGATCAAAACGGAGACTTTAATCCGCAAAATCCAGCTTCACCGTATTTTGGATTTCTTGATCCAATGCGTAAATTACAAATTACGGCTACTTTTCAAGGCGTTACTTACCCAATTTTTAGCGGTTTTATTACTGGCTACCAAACTATTACCCCACAGGAATCTAACGATAACGTTACCTACACAACTATTACAGCCGTTGATGCCTTTAGATTGGCGCAAAATGCACAGGTAACAACCGTGGCTGGCACTAGCGCTGGACAATTAAGCGGTGCAAGAATCAATAACCTGTTGGATGCAATATCCTGGCCTTCAAGCATGCGCGATATAGATGCCGGGCACACAACTATGCAGGCAGACCCCGGCACAGCTCGTACAGCCTTAGCCGCCTGCCAAACCGTAAGCACCAGTGAGTACGGCGCATTTTATGTAGATGCAACAGGCTCGTTTGTTTTCCAGGATCGGGAAGTAACGGCAGGCAGTATTGGTGCAACGCCCACAGTGTTTACAGATAACGCCTCACCTGGCCTACGTTACTTTGATGCCCAATGGGTGCTAAATGACGTGCTGATCTACAACCAGGCCAATATCACCCGATCAGGCGGCACGGTACAACAGGCCACCAATTCAGCCAGCGTGGATAAGTACTTTTTACATAGTTACACCCAAACGGGTTTACTTATGGAAACTGATGCCGTAGCCCTAAAATATGCACAGGCTTACGTGGCTAGCCGGGCCGAGACAAGCGTGCGGTGTGATTCCATTGTGCTAGACCTTTACACAGAAAACTATGACACAGGAATTGTGGCCGCCTTAGAGCTTGATTTCTTTGACCCCATAACCATTACAACCACGCAGCCAGGTTCAAGCAGCCTAACAAAAACCTTGCAAATTTTTGGCGTGGCTATGACTATCAACCCGAATAGATGGCGCGTACAATTTACAACGTTAGAGCCTGTGATTGATGCGTTCATTGTCGGATCAACCCAATACGGCGTATTAGGCACTAATACGTTAAGTTACTAAAGGAGATATAAATGCCAATTTCAGGCTTTCCAACCGTTACAGGTGAGGTGCTGACTTCATCCACCATGAATTCATTGGTGCAATTTGACGTTGTGACACAGACAGGTGACTATACAGCCACCACAAATGACAATTATCAAGAGATATTTTTGATGAATAAGGCTACGGCTATTGCTTTTAAAATTCCTACAAACGCTACAACTGCGTTTCCTATTGGCACAGTATTGACGGTGCTTAACATTGGTGTTGGTACTTGCACTATTTCAGCCGTAACGCCTGGCACTACTACGGTGTTAAGCGCCGGTGCAACTG